CGTGAAAGTTAACTAGATAATCTGCAACAGTATCTTTTCCAGATCCCATTACTCCACATAATCCTATAATCATTTTATACTCCTTATCTGTAAGTGCTTTAGAGTGTCTTGTAGCATATTGATTTGTCTACGACAGTCTTCTAGTGCATGGTGAGTGGTTGGTGGCTGTGGTAATTCAGGCCATAATGAATACACTGTTCTGCAATCTCTGACCTTGTAAAAACGCCAGGGCAAGTTCAAGGCTTGTTCCTTGTAGGCGTGTTCCAGTATGTTCATGTCAAATGTAGGACCATTGGCCCATATACGATCACAGTGAAATACCATTTTGCCCAGTTTGTCCAGTGCTTCTCTGATGTCCACACGCCAGGCTTCACCAAATGCTTCTTCCTTGGCGTGACTGGGTTGTTCTGACCACCATTTGATAGTGGCGTCATCAACTGCCCTGTTGGGCTGGCTTTCTACATTGATTCTTTGGTACCAGTCTCTGTCTTTGCCATTCACGCCTGTGCCAAACGGATTGAATGTTTGTGCGGCGATAGTTAATATAGTGGCGTCAGGGCCCGTGGCCAAGGCTTCAATGTCAATCATTAAGTCCATGATTACATTCTAACAGAGTACAGACAGGATGTCAACCACTATCTGAAAAATTTTCTCTTCAATTTTTTCTTTGGAGTTCTTTTGCGAAACTTGTTGAGTCTTGCTATGATTCTTGAGCCAACATTTACTTTTTTGGAAAACTTTGCTCTACGAGCCTGCCTTATCTTGGTTCTGGCTCTTGTTTTTTTCATTTGAGCCATTTTAGCAGGATCTTTGGGTTTGCCACAGTCAGAAGGATCCTTGACTATCCTACCTGCCTTGGGTCCAGAGTCACAACGAAACTTCATTGTGAATAACCCTTTGGGCGATCTAGCAAACACTGTGCCTTCTGTAAATTCTTCTAATCTCATTACTTTCTTTTAATTTTTAGTACATCATCGCCAGTGACTGCAATGAATCTTTTGTTTGTTTGGCTCTTGTCTGGATTTTCAATCACGAATCTTGTGCGTTTACCTTTCATGTGTGCCAATATTTGATTGATCCTTCTTTGTGGAGTTGACAAGTAATCACTACGCATCTGGTTGGATATCTTCTTAGACACCACTCCATGCTTGCCTTTGGATGTTTTTGCTGTTCTTGATCTCTTTTTGCCCATTATCTCTTCTTGCTCATACAACCTGAATATTTGTTCAGGTATCCTTTTTCTTTCATGTCTTTTTTAATTTTTTCCAATATCTGTTCTTTGGTTAGCATTATCCTATTACCCAGGTTAGAGGTTGTGAATGATCCGTATAAGTTTTTAAGTCATCTATCAGCCTGTCCATTTCTGCCTGTGCTTCTGCTTTCATCTGTGCACCATTAAGAGCTGTACCACCCTGCGGTCCTGCGATACTGGCAAACTTCTCTCTGGCTTCGCCAACTGTCATCTTGGCTGATGCATAAGTGTATTCTCTGATCCAGTTTTTGGTTTCTGGTCTGCTCAACAGATGTACTTCAGGTTTGGCATTGTATTGCCACAACAGTACTTCTTCTCCTGATCCTTTGGGATCTCTGATGATCTGCAGTTTTTTTGTAAACTTGTTGAAAGTGTAATTCATGTGCCCACCAAACATACGCATGGCCAGTTCCACATATTGTGTGTAGAAATCATAAGTGGCCAATCCACCTGAATATGAATAATTCAACAGATAAACATTCAACGCCGCTGATGAAAATGGATCAAACGAGGTTGATGACTGTGATGTGGCATCACCCAATGTTCTTCTGTATATCTGTCTGACTGTGTCCACTTCCTCTGGCAGTGTGTATTCAGATTGATTCTTTTGTAATTGTAACAGAGCATAGCTTTCTTCAAAGGCGTTTTGTGCTCTGGTCCTGTATGTTTGCAATGATGAATCATATGCTGTCTCATAGTGTTTAGCATCTAGTTCAACATCAATGATACCGTCACCTAATCTGTTGGCGACATAATCAAAAACATCTTGTTTGAGTTGTGTTAAATCCGGCATACCTTCTCCTACTAACTATTTATAACAGTCACCAGGTATCTATAAATACAGTAATAAGGGACAACCATGCCACGACTTAGTTTATACAGACCAAACAAAACATCAGACTACAAATTCTTAGATAGCACTATCAGAGAGATGTACACCACTGGTGGTATTGATCTTTATGTTCACAAGTATCTGGGTACCAAAATAACAGGTGATTCGTCCTCCATGATAGAAGGACATGAAGGTGCAGATGCCACGCAACCTGTGTATGATGAACTCAATCCTTTGAACATCGAAGACCTATTGTTTTTGGAAAACAGAAATCGCAAGTATGATGATGACATCTATACCATGCGTGGTGTGTACAATGTCCAGGACATAGATTTTGATTTAACACAGTTTGGATTGTTTATCAACGGTGATACACTGTTTATCACATTCCATTACAATGACATGATAGATTCATTTGGTCGTAAACTGATGGCCGGTGATGTGATTGAAGTTCCAAACTTGAGAGACTACCATCCATTGGATGCATCAGGACCAAAAGCCCTGCCAAGATATTATGTGATACAGGACGCATCATTTGGTGCTGAAGGATTTTCGCAGACCTGGCAACCACACCTATGGCGTGTAAAATGTACACCAATGGTGGCTTCGCAAGAATATGATGATGTACTTAAAAATCCAATGGACCCAGATGATACTTCCAAAGGTACCATTGAAGACTTCCTGTCTGAAAAAGCCAAAAACTTACAGATCAATGATGCCATTATTTCGCAGGCAGAAGTTGAAGTACCAAGATCAGGATATGATAGCACACCATTCTATATCACACCAACTATCAACGACGAACCTGTGACACCAGAATCCGTTGTGGTAAATGGTGAAACAGTGGGTGCCAACGCACCCAAGGCCAATGGATACCTTGTGGGATATCTCACAGGTGACGGAGTGTCGCCCAATGGGTTGAATGTAACTCCAGGAACATCATTTCCTGCCAATCCATCCGTTGGAGACTTTGCACTAAGGCTGGACTACGCACCCAACAGGTTGTTTAGATACAACGGCAACCAGTGGATCAAAATTGAGGACAATGTGAGAACTAACTTAACACCAGGTTCATCAAACACTCAACTGAGCAAGTTTGTGAACAACACTGCTACCGTCAGCACTCCTGACAGGGGACTTGTGGATTCCAGACAATCTTTATCGGACTTACTGAAGCCTAAGAAGGACAACTAATGCGTTTGTTAGAGCTGACATCTGTAACGCAATCTGACCTGAATCAAGTAGAAAGATATGCAGACAAACTGTTTGCCAAGGTAGGATTGGATGTGGAATTCACCAAACACTTCCTGCAAAGAGCCAATGATGCAAGAAATCAAAAGCCCATAACATCTTCTGAACTGGTCAGGCTGTTCAGGCAAGAATATCAAAAACACGGACTCACCATTGGCGAGTTACCTGCAGAAGCAGAAGCAGTCATGAAAGACATGGCCACTGATATCAATGTACCATTTAAAATTGTGCAGAACAATTTAGGAGAGCTTGAACTCATAGCCAAAACAGTGATGCGTAAGACTGACTTCAAAACTTCAAACCAAACATTTGATGTGTAACACGAGTAAATAGTAGCATGGTACAGCAATTCTTTTATGATCAACAGATAAGAAGATTTTTACTTCAATTCACAAGACTGATGTCAAATTATCAGGTGGAGTATGGTCGTAATGATGATGGCTCAGCCGCACTGGCCAGGGTGCCTATTCGGTATGGTGATGCTTCCAGACAAGCCGCCACCATCATAGCAGAAAATTCGAGATCAAAACTGCCCAACACACCCATGATGACTTTTTATATCACTGGTTTGAACTATGCCAGAGACAGGGTACAAGAACCAACTTTTGTGGCCAAGAAATCATTTAAACAAAGAAGTTTCAACGAAGAAACACAGGCATTTGAAAACACGCAGGGCAACGCATTCACAGTGGAAAGAATGATGCCCGTACCATACAACCTATCAGTAAACTTGGATCTATGGACTTCATCCACTCAACAGAAATTACAATTACTGGAACAAATACTCACATTGTTTAATCCTTCACTGGAAGTACAATCCACTGACAACTATTTGGATTGGGCTTCACTGTCAGTGATAGAATTAACCAATGTTAATTATACATCACGATCCGTGCCACAAGGCACAGAAGAAACCATAGACTTTGCCACACTGTCATTTGATATGCCTATATGGATATCACCACCTGCCAGAGTAACCAAACTAGGAGTCGTAACTAAAATTATCAACTCCATGTTCAACTCAACAGGTGACCTAAATGATGCATTGAACGACAATGACTTATTGATGGGCACAAGATTAAAAGTAAATCCTTTGGAATATCAAGTGGTGTTGATAGGCAACAAACTACAGGTGCTCAGGGTAAATGAAGTGGATCCTGCAAGAGACACACTAAACGCATCAAGCACCATATCAGGTACCAGCCAACAGAACTGGCATTCAGTGATTGATATGTATGGCAAACTCAGAGAAGGTGTTTCACAGATTAGATTAGCATCTGACCTGTTTGACACAGAGGTTGTGGGCACAGTGGCATATGATCCTTCTGATGATAGATTTTTGTTATTCACAGTGGACACAGACACCATACCACAAAACACCCTACCAGCAATCAACAAGGTAATAGATCCAACTGTATCAGGTCCCGGCGTAAACAACTTACCTGCGGTTGCCAATGGACAAAGATACCTACTCACCGATGACATTGGTGCCTCTTCAGGTAATGTGTCATCTGCATGGGGTTCTGGCACTGTTGCCAAAAAGAATGATATCATACAATACAATGGTACCATATGGGAAACTGTATGGAAAGCATCTGAACACGAACTGGATGATTCATCTGGTGTTACAGATTTTGTCACCAACCTTACAACTGGCATACAATACAAGTGGACTGGCACAAAATGGGTCAAGTCCTATCAAGGAATTTATGCAGGTGGAGATTGGTCATTAGTTCTATAAACGCAGTAGGTGTTTGGTTTTATTCCAAGTCAACTAAAAGATATTTGTATCTGTTGAGAAACGACATAAAGAATCCCAACTGTTGGGGTCTGCCTGGAGGCAGATGCAATGCCGATGAATCCTTGTTGGAAGGACTTGAAAGAGAATGCAAGGAAGAAATAGGACAGTATCCTGCTGTTGAAAAAATAGTACCCATTGAACAGTTTACATCGCCAGATGAAAGGTTCAAGTATCACACATTCTTTGGAGTGCTTGAAGAAGAGTTCATGCCCAAACTAAATTTTGAACACTGTGGTTATTGTTGGATCAGTTCCAATGAAATACCCAAGCCTTTACATCCTGGACTATGGACCATGATTAATGTGGAAGAAGTTCAGTCAAAAGTGAAAACTTTAGAAAAAGCATTGATAAAACCAAAAGAAATAGGAGGACCGTCAGGCCCAGAACCGACCAGATACGGTGACTGGGAGAGAAAGGGGATCGCCTATGATTTTTAAACATCACAGTAACTAATCCAGTACTGCCTGTTCATCTCTCTGAAATTTTGACACCACTTCCAGGCCTCTGGACAGTTAGGATCTTCTTTGTCTGATCTGGAACCATCCCAAAACACTCTGGTATAATTTACATCTGGAAATGCTTCCATGACCCATTTCATTTGATCGATCACTTTTTGGTTCTTGTCATCAAACCCCAACAGAAATACTTCCTTGTGTCCATCGAATGATGCCAGCCATGAGAGCGTGGCCTCAGGTAACATATTGACTTGGTAAGGTACGATATAAAATTGTCCTGGAAACTTTAGTACATTTTTTGTGGATGTGTACACCACACTCTGTTCTGGATAATCAGTTTTTACCATGCGAGACAGCACCACAGGATCATTACAGTATGTAAAGTTTGGAGTGATATATTCAAACACCTGATCTGATGCATACAGTTGCAAACTCAATGCACCTAGCAAACCACCTTTGTGATTTTCGATATGTTTGATTGGATACTCCATTAATTTTTCGTGTGTGCCCAAAATACAACACCTAGCAGAAATATGCTGATTCTTGATTGGATTTTCTATGAATTCTTTGGAATGTGTTTTTTTACGATTGACTATTTGGATGCCAGTGATTATGAACTCTCCTGGATAGTCTTTTCTAGATTTGTTAAGCTCTTGTGGACCCAGTGCCACTAGAACCTACCAACAATTACCTCAATACTGCCTGTCGGCGAGGTAGCGTCATGAGCCTGCATGGCTTTGCCAAAGATTGCTCCTGGTACAAAGTTTCTGGCTGTGTTATAAGCTCTGGCGTGTCCTGGAGTGGATGATGTGATTAATAAGTCGCCTATGGCTACATCACCAACTACCTTGCAAGGTACCCTTCCTGTGAGTGCAATGTGTGTTGCAGTCACGCCTCCTGTGCCATCTGCTAATGAGTCATTCATTTTGAGAGCAGGATTGGTAGATACAATGCCTACCACTTTGGGGTCAGTGTCGGATATGCATTGTGTGAGTTCTGAAGTGCCACCCAGTATAACCACAGTGCCTGGTTGATACTTTGTGTCGCACAAGTATTTCTCACTTAAATCCGCATATTGACTTGAAGTTGATTTTGCGTGTACAGTGTTTAAGCCGTTACTGGCATTTCCTATGTTGCCTGTGCCATCTGATTGCCCGTTGAGTATATCAGCATATATCTTGTAACCTAACAGGGCATGACCGCCGGCATTGGAACCATCATGTACTCTGACGACATCTCTGTCCGTGTCAATTGATAACTCACCGGCGGCGCCAGTGAATGAATTGTTCTGTGATGTTGTTCCTCTTCTGAATTGTAATACCGTTGGCATTAATTACTCCTTGTACTAATTTATTTATGCACCTAACTAAACGCACCCAAATCTACTGTTACCGTGGAACCAGTAGGTTCCATTTGATCATATATTGAACCTATGGCTACTCCAAAGGCATCAGTGGCAGTGGCTTCAAAAGGTGTTTCTGCTGTGTCATCACTGGGGCCTGTTTTCAAATCTTCATTGCCACCAGCGGCAGGGTGTGTGGTTATGGTTGAATCTGTGAAACCTGCTCCCCCTCCAGAAGATTGATCCGTAAAGGACAATGTGCCGGAACCGTCAGTCTTTAAAACTTGATCTGCACTTCCGTCGGATGATGGAAATGTTAGACCAGAAGCAGTTAATGTACCTGCGACGGATAGACTGGTGCTGTTTAATAATTGTAATGAATCTGATCTCAGCCTTGCGGTGACTGTTTGACTGCCTGCCTTTATATTGGAAAATTCTATGATACCATCTTCGGTGCCATCTGATTCATCCAGTATCTTGCCCGACATCATGGCATAGGTCACTTCCTGGTCAGCACCATTTTCTCCGTTGAATACAAGTCTTCCTAAGTAATCTGAATCAGCAGTTGACCCTGAATTTCTTTTCAGTGTAATCACCGGCGATGCTGTTGCTGAATTCTCTGTGGCAGTCAGTGTTAATAAACTGCTGGTGCCAGTGGTGGCCAAGTTTAATGTGGTACCATCAAATGTAAAGTTTGCGTCATCTTCAACTGCACCCGACGAACCTGCAATCACCACTCTGTTATCTGTTAAATCTTCTATTATGGCAGAAGCCAATGTGGCTTCGCCCGATGTATGGATAGTGGCTGAATCCATCAGTGCGGCAGTTTTTAAGTTACCACCTGTGATATTACCTGTGACTGTGGCTGTGGTAGATGCTGTTATGGCTCCGGTAACAGCTAGTGTTGTTTCATCAAATGTCAGTTTGTTAGTACTGGCTAGCCTACCACCTGTGGTTGGTACCAATACCTGGTCAGCAGTTAGGTCTTCCACAGTTGCTGAATGCAGTGTGGCCAATCCAGAAGTGTGTATGGTGGCCGAATCCATGAGTGCGGATGTAATTAAATTACCTCCAGTGACATTACCAGTGACCGTAAGATTGTTACTTGCCTTGGCAAATACTAATCCAGAGTCACCTGCTAATGAGCCTCCATCATTGAACTGTACCTGTGTGTCTGATCCTGCTACATTTGAATCATCTCTTTGTGAAAATGCTAAACTGGTTGTGCCTAGTGTGATAGGGTCATTGGTTGTCAGTTTCCATTGTGTGTCGGCATAGGTCGTACCTTCAGTGATCATCACCACCAGGCCGGCTGTGACATCTGCTGTGGTGTCTGCATCCTTGGCCCTTACCCAGGTACCATTGGATCCTGAACCTAAAACTTTTACTCTATAGATACCGTTCTGTGAAGCTGTGCTTTGTGCTGTGACCAATACTCTGTCATTGGCAACAAGGGTTACACCGTCAACGGTTGTGGATGCTCCACCTGATAGGCTGACATTGGCAACGGTGACTACCCGAACTGAACTCTTATAATCTGAACCTTGTAATTGGTGGGCTCTGGGCCTAGTTAATCCCATTGGTTACTCCTAATGTAGATCAACCCAACCGCCACCTGCGTATGCCTGAATTTTTGTAGCAGTTGAATTATATATTAATGTGCCATTGGCAACAGTTGTCAACGCATTTCTCTCAACAGTTGTTAGTGTTGGTAATTTGATTGGATCACTAAAAGAAACTATTTCGTTCTCTGCTTGAATTGAGTTTATAACGATCGGAGACATTATTTCCAGTATGGATGAATCGTCTCCAGTGATCTTGCCTGATATAAAAAGATCTCCTGTGACAATTACTTGACTGCTACCCGCTGTAATTGTGAGATCTCCTGTGGAAGTAGAAACTGTGTTACCAGAGATAGTGACATTGGAACTCACAGGCCCTGCAATGTAAATCTCGTCAAAGTTATCGTTGATTTTGTCAAAGGCAGTTCTTAATGGATCGCCTGTGTTGTCGTTGGTTGTTGTACCTATTTGAACTGTTTGTTTTGCCATGATTACCTCTACACATATTTAGTGTCTTTAGAGCACAAACAAAAAAAGGGTCCGAAGACCCTTTTTTAAAATTAATAACGCACCTTCAATGCAGAAGTTAAATTGACTCTATTTAGAATCCCTTGCAATAGAAGGTGCGTTTATTCGCACCTAAATCTGTTGCATTGTGGTTTAGTGTTTACCTACCACAACTTCTACGATGCCATCGCCACCTTCAAAATCTTCTAGTGACTTGCCTATGACTGAACCTATCTTAGGATCTGCCTCTGCTCTTGCCTTACCATCTCCAGCTGATACTAACATATCACCTTTGCTTATAGGACCAGTGACCTTGACTGGTACACGCCCTGTTAGTGCAACACTAACAATGTGTTCACCTGACAGTTTGGCATTCATGATCATGGCAGGATTTTCAGACACTGTTCCGAATACTTTGGTTGACATATCCTCATCACAGATTGTGGCTTCTTTTTCACCACCTATCATTATGACTGTGCCTACTTCGTATTCTGCATCAGCTACATATTTCTCCGCCAAATCCGCATATTGAGCCGATGTGGACTTACCATGTAGTGTGTTGAATGCATTGGCGGCCTGTCCTATGTTACCTACGCCATCTGAGCCTGTTTTTGTAATAGACCCTAGTGTAGGTGTTCCAGTGATTACAACATTTGTAGAACCATCTGCTACTGCTATCTTGGCAGTGGCATCTGTGTTTGCAAATGAAGTCACAGTGGTTGAAGTTGTAAGTTTACGAACCTCAATTACATCACCCGCCGCTGGCGCTTCTGTAAATGTTAGCGTGGTACCGGACACCGCATAAGCAGTTGTCGGTAACTGAACCACACCGTTGATCGATGTAATACAACTCGCAGTTGTTTGAGTTTCAGACAGTGTAAATGCTACCGTGGAGTTATCTCCTGAGAAGTTCTGTGTGGCAATCACAGTAAATTCAGGTTCCCCTAAACTCACCCATGCACTTCCATTATAAACTTCTAGTTTGTTGGTAGTGGTATTGTATCTTAACATACCTGATACACCAGTACTTGGTCTCTGTGCAGTTGTACCTTTGGACAACATTGTTGAACCTGTGTCAACTACTTTGAACGCAACATCTGTTGTGTAATCAGCAGTTTGTCCACCAATCAATACAGCATTGTTACCACCGTCCACAAACAACATATCATCCTTACCGTTGGATTCAACTCTGAAGTCAACATCGTTGGATGCATCGTTGATTGTGATCTCACCTGATGCTGGAGATATATCTCTGCCGTTGATCACCAAGCTGTCTACTGTTAATGTAGTAACACCTGTGATAGCACCTGAGTCTGCTACAAAGGCACCGTCGGTAATCTTGCCTGCTGTGGTTATGTTACCACCGACCACATTACCAGTTGCCGTAATAGTTGTTGACGCAGTAATGGCACCTGTTACGGCCATTGTTGTTTCATCAAATGTAAACTTGTTAGAACTTGCAAGTCTACCACCTGTTGTTGGTACTAGTACCTGATCAGCAGTCAAGTCTTCCACTACTGCAGAATGTAGAGTGGCCAAACTTGATGTATGTATAGTGGCCGCATCCATTAATGCACCAGTGATTAAGTTACCACCTGTGACATTACCAGTTGCTACTACTTGAGCACCAGTGTTTAAGTTACCACCTGTGATGTTACCTGTTACTGTGGCTGTTGTGGAGGCTGTAATCGCTCCAGTGACTGCCATTGTGGTTTCATCAAATGTTAACTTACTTGTGTTTGCAAGTCTACCACCTGTGGTTGCTACAACCACTTGGTTGTCTGTTAAGTCTTCAACTGTTGCTGAATGTAATGTAGCTAGTCCGGATGTATGTATCGTTGCCGAATCCATAACTGCGGCAGTTGTAAGATTGCCACCTACCACATTACCAGTTGCTGTAATAGTTGTTGATGCTGTAATGGCTCCTGTAACACCTAATGTTGTTTCATCAAATGTTAACTTGTTTGTGGAAGCCAATCTACCACCTGTTGTTGGCACTAGCACTTGGTCAGCTGTCAAGTCCTCAACTACTGCAGAGTGCAGTGTAGCCAGACCTGATGTATGTATAGTGGCTGAATCCATCAGTGCACCAGTAATCAAGTTACCACCTGTGACATTACCTGTAACCACTGCGGCACCAGATGCCGCTATGTCACTTATGTCTATGGCGCCCTTGGTACCTGAGAATACTTCTGAAGTATTTGTGGCCGCTGTTAAGAATGTAAACTTACCAGTGGAGTCATCAAATCCAAAGAATCCCACTCTGGCCTGTGAGCCATCGTGATATCTAAATTCAATACCTCTGTCTTTGTTATCATCTGAACCAGGAGCACTATCACCACCAATCGTAAAGATTGGATCGTCCACAGTTGTTGTAGTGGAGTTAACTGTTGTTGTTGTACCGTTAACCGTTAAGTCACCAGTTACAACCAAGCTCTGTCCTGTTGTGATGGATGTTGCTGTTGCTGTTAAAACAGTTGTATCGTTTACCTTTGCAATGATATCCTGGTTTGATATATTGTCTCTAATTGTAATACTGGTATCGCCTTCAACGATTGTGTTGGCCGATCCAGATAATTGTGTGTTTAGGAAGCCCAGTGTGACCACATCTTTGTCGCCGGCTGGATCTGCCACATCACCAATAGTTGTATCACCTACTTCAATACCACCTGAGCCGTTGATTGCAAACACAAGGTTACCATTGGAGTTTGTGGTTGAAATTGTATTGGCGTTGACAGTAATATTGTCAACCGATAATGTTGTCAGTGTGCCTAATGATGTCACATTGGTCTGTGCCGCTGTGGTCAGTGTACCTACTAAGGTACCACCTGTAACTACACCTGAAGCAGTAACATTGGTAGCACCTGTTAATGAACCAGAAGCTAATGTTGCCGCACCATCTGTTATTGAACCACCTGATATTGCACCAGAGGCAGTAATTGCTACCGCACCTGTGACTGTACCATTATTGGATACCAAAGCACCATCTGTGATTTTGCCTGCAGTAACTAAGTTACCACCAATCACATTGGCAGTGGCTGTAATAGTAGTCGAAGCAGTAATGGCTCCTGTGACTGCTAGTGTTGTTTCATCAAATGTTAATTTAGTTGTATTTGCAAGCCTACCACCTGTGGTTGCAACAACCACTTGGTTGTCTGTCAAGTCTTCCACAGTTGCTGACGCAAGAGTGGCCAAGCCTGAAGTGTGTATGGTTGCAGTGTCAGTTAATCCAGTGGTAGTTAAGTTACCACCTGTGATGTTACCTGTTGCTGTAACCGTGGTAGATGCTGTTATGGCACCCGTTACGCCAAGCGTTGTTTCGTCAAATGTTAATTTGTTGGTACTTGCTAGTCTACCACCTGTGGTTGGCACTAGCACCTGATCAGCTGTTAGATCTTCAACGACTGCTGAATGTAATGTAGCTAATCCTGAAGTGTGGATAGTTGCTGAATCCATTACTGCCGCTGTTGTAAGATTACCACCAATCACATTACCAGTGGCAGTGACTGTGTCATCAGCCGCCAAGGCGCCTAATCTTAGATTTGCATAATCTGAGATAGTGATTGCTGTTGCAGTTGCGGCTGAACTTGTGGCCGCCAATGCAAACTGATCTGCTGATTCATCCCATCCTATGAATTGTGATGTATCTGATCCTCTTTCTATGTAAAGTCCAACATCAACAGAGTTACTGCCTGAAGCACCTTCATTCAATTCTATGATTGGATCAGTGATAGAAGCAGTGGTTGAGTTGATTGTTGTAGTAGTACCGTTTACCACGAGATCCCCTGTCACTGTTAGTGAAGATCCGTAGGTTAAGTTGTTAGCTATCTTACCTGCCGTCAACGAAAAGTTGGCCGTTTTCGTGCCCAGATTTATCGAAGCATCGGTAAGCTGGTTATTTTTAATTCTGGTTATTGCCATGATGACCCTCTAAAGATTATTGTTAATGTTAACACTGTGTTAAATCCCCCCCCGGTTTTTTTAAATGCATATACACCTATAACGCATTGATGTCTAATACATCCTCTGTTTGTATAGTTTTATTGATCTGTCCTAGTTCGACCCTCCACCCACTCTTGGTGTAGTTTAAATTTAAATTTATAGTTTTATTTATTATCCACCGTGACTTTTTAGCTCGCCTAACACCTTGAAAGTGCCAGAAACATTGACAATTTTGAAAGTCACAATGTCGTGACCGTTGCTTGTACCAGTTGGAGCAGAATTTCCTGCCCATATTATGGTCTGCGAAGCACCGTCTATTTGTACTGCGGTGGGTTCAAATGCTGATCCACCTTGAACTATTACCAAAGTCATGGTAGCATAATACCCTGGTGATAGATCTAAGTTTGTAAAGTTTGCAGTAAAGTCTGCATCTGGTGATGTATGATACCAGTGATGTCCTAGATTGCAATTATGAACTACTGTGCCAGTAGCATCTGCAATCGCTGTGAACGACCTATGGACACCTTCGTTGAGCTTAAGAATGCTGTCTCTTTTAGAATATTTTGCAAAAGTTCCCATAACATTATTTATAATATCCTTACATCTAAAGCATCGCCAGTCGCTGGTGCTTCTGTCATTGTCAGGGTCGTGCCTGACACGGCATAGGCAGTGGTTGGAATTTGTACTATACCATTAAGCATGACCAAAGTGCCTGCTGTGGTCGATGATGACGACAGCGTGAAAGCCACCGTTGAATTATCACCTGCAAACGCTTGGGCAGTCA